TTAAGGGGTGCAGATAATGAAAACAGTCTTAGAGGTGTTGGTTTGGATTTTCTAGTCATGGACGAGTTTGCTGATATCAAACAACAAGCATGGTTTGAAGTTCTTAGACCAACACTATCTGATAAAGGTGGACATGTTTTATTCTGTGGAACACCTAGAGGTTATGGTAACTGGAGTTACAACATGTTTCTCAAAGCTGAAACAGATAAAAATTGGGCTAGTTTCAAATATACAACATTAGAGGGAGGTCAAGTTCCTAAACAAGAAATAGAACAAGCCAAACAAGATTTAGATGAACGTACATTCCAACAAGAATATGAAGCTAGTTTTGTAAACTATTCAGGTATTATTTATTATAATTTTGATAGAGAGAAAACTATCATTGATGATTACAAAGAGCAATCAACTACAATTTATGTAGGCATGGACTTCAATATTGACCCCATGGTTTGTGTAATTGCAGAGGTTATTAATGAAACTGTATATGTCTTTGATGAGATACAAATATATTCAAGTAATACTCATGAAATGGCAGAGGAATTAAAAAATAGATATAGCCATAAAAATATTATTGTTTTTCCTGACCCTGCTTGTAAACAAAAACGTACTAGTGCAGGTGGATTTACAGATTTGTCAATCCTAAAGAATGCAGGACTAACAATTAGAGTTAGAAATAGTCACCCATTGGTTAGAGATAGAATAAATGCAGTCAATTCTAAATTAAAAAATGCAAAAGGTGTAAAAAGTTTATTTATTGACCGAAAGTGTAAGAATGTTATAAGGTCTATAGAAAGGCAAATCTACAAAGAGGGAACTATGATACCAGACAAAGAGCAAGGTTATGACCACTTTAACGATGCTTTAGGTTATATGATAGAATTTATGTTTCCACTAAGACGAGAGTTTACTCCTTCAAGACCACAGAGGTTTAGTTAATGGCAAATTACGATAGAGATTTTTTAGTATCAACACACCCTGATTACGACAAAAAAATACAAGATTGGAACTTTCATTATCGTTCTTATCTTGGAGGTCAAGATTTCTCAAATGGGTATTTCTTAAATCGTTATATTTTAGAAACAGAAGAAGAATTTTTAAAAAGAGTAGATTATACTGCATTAGACAATCACTGTCGTAATGTTGTTCAAATTTATTCATCATTTTTATTTAGAGTGCCACCTTCAAGAAATTATGGAACATTATCAAACGACCCATTATTAGATGCCTTTTTAAAAGATGCAGACTTAGACGGCAGAGAATATAACAACGTCATTAGAGATATGCAGATAAACGCATCAATCTATGGCACCTGTTGGGCAATCATAGATAAACCATTGTCAAATGCAAAAACTAGAGCAGAAGAATTACAACAAGAGATTAGACCATACATTTCAATTTATACTCCTGAAAATGTAACTAATTGGAGTTATGATAGAGCATCAAATGGTAAATACTATTTAACTTCATTAACTGTTGTTGAAGATATGCAAGGGGATAATGCTATTGTTAAAGTATGGTCAATGGAAGATATAACAACATACAAGATAGAAGATTTTGTTAAACAATATGCAACTAAAAAACCAATTAAGATAGATGAACAACCTAACGCTCTTGGAGTTATTCCTGCAGTAATTCTTTATAATCAAAAATCACAAAAAAAAGCAATTGGTATTAGTGATTTATCCGATGTGGCAGATTTGCAAAAATCTATTTATAACGATTATTCAGAAATTGAACAATTAATTAGATTATCAAACCACCCTAGTTTAGTTAAGACACCAAATGTTGAAGCTAGTGCAGGTGCAGGTTCAGTAATTGAAATACCTGAAGATTTAGCATCAGAATTAAAACCATATATTATTCAACCAAGTTCACAGAGCCTTGATAGTATTATGAGAACTATTCAAATGAAAGTAGATGCTATCAATAGAATTACTCATATGGGAGCAATAAGAATAACTGAAAATAGAATACAATCAGGAATAGCGCTTCAAACTGAATTTCAATTATTAAATGCTAGATTAAGTGAAAAAGCAGATTTATTAGAAAACGCAGAAGAACAAATATTTGATTTTTACTGTAAATGGCAAAACACAACATTTGACGGCGAGATAGAATATCCTGATAGTTTTAATCTGCGCGATTATGCTAGTGACCTTGAGTTTTATCAAAGAGCAAAAGCTAGTGGGGTACAATCTGAAACATTTAAAAAAGAAGTAGACAAACAAATTGTAAGAGCAGTAATAGATGAAGATGAAATGTTAGAAACTATTGATAATGAAATAGATGCAAAACCTAGTCCAATTGGGCAGTTCTCAACAAATCTACCAACACAGGAGCCAACACAATGACAAATACAAATACCCCAACTACATTAGACCCTGATACAAGTACAGGAACATACACAGTAGAAAATACATCTGTTCAATCTGATGCTATCACTACAGGTAGTGGCAAAATTAGAATTGCAACAACAACACATGCTCATATTAAATTTGGTGCTAACCCTACTGCTACAGAAAATGACCCATTAATGCCAACTGACCATGTGGAAGTATTTACTTTTAAATCAGGTGATAAAGTTGCTTTTATTGGTCATGGTGCAGGTGCAGGGGAAATCTCAATAACTGCAATTGATTAAAATACCAAAGAACGACTACTACAACTGGTCACACTCTCAAAGACAAGAAAAACAAAAATGTTTCTGTGGTAAATATGCCACTATAGGTGTTCCTGTTGACAATGGTTTCTCAATAGGTTTATTATGTTTTAAACATTGGAAGGAGTATAAAAAGGAATGCCACTCAAAAAAGGCTACGGAAAAAAAACAATCAGTGCAAACATCAAAAGAGAAATCAAAGCAGGTAAGCCAAGAAAACAGGCAATCGCTATTGCTCTAAGTTCGGCAAGAAAATATAAGAAAAAAAAGAAATAATGGCTAAAAAGCAACAAACCAATGTAGAAATTGAACATGTTTCAAAGAAGACGACTATTGGGCATGGTAGAATATCCACTTCAACAATGAATAAATCTAAAAGAAGAAGTTTTAAGAAATACAAAGGACAAGGTAATGGCTAAGTATCAAGGAAGAAAAGTCAACTTAGGTAAACCATTTAGACTACCCAGTGGTAGCAGTAAGAAATTTGGTGTTTATGTTAAGAACAAATCTACAGGAAGAATTAAAAAGGTTACATTTGGTGACCCTAACATGAAAATTAAAAAGAACATACCTGCTAGACAAAAATCATTTATGGCTAGAATGGGTGGAGTGTTAAAAAGAGTTACAGGACAAAAAAACCTCAGTTCAGCATATTGGTCAATTCGTGCTTGGCGAAAAGACTGGAAACTATAGAAAAAAAGATAAAAAAAGATGTTGTAGTTTTTAGAATATTTTTATAAATTATTAAAAAACTTATACAGGAGGTTTTTATGATTAAAGTAGAAAAACAAGCAAACGGATTAGCAAATGGCATTACTTATATGATGAATGCTATGATTGAAGACTATAATAATTTTTGCAGTAGACAGGATATGCAAGAAGAATACAAAAAAGAACTTAGAACTATAGCAGGTAAAAAATACATAAAAGTCGTAGCTAAAGGCGTTAAGTGTTTCATTATGTTAAATGATGACGATAAATTTAAGAAGGGTGATATTTTATTCCCTGCTAGTTGGAACGCACCTGCAAGAAACAAAGCTAGAGGAAATGTACTAGAGGGAAATTATTATATTGAATGGACTGGCGCTTTATATTTATAAACAGGAGGTTTTATGAACTATTATTTTATTAAACAAGAATATTGGGTTAGAGATGAATTTTGTTTTATAAGCCATTGTGACAATTTCTTATTAAAGACAAATGTTGCATTATTTGACGGCAAAAGTGCTGAAAAAGGTAAAATTATTGAAGAAATACCTGAAATACATGATAACTGGCTTGAAAGTTATTATGTAAAAATAAATGAAGAACAATTCAAAATGATGAGCGATATATTTGAAACAAAGGAGTTTATATGAATTATTATTTAGTTACAGAAATAGAAAGAGGCGATTGTTGTTGTTGTTGTACAAATTATGAATATTTCTATTTGCTTGAAACACCAAAAAGTTACAAAAGCATTATTGAAATGTGTGATGGTTATA